CCTGGTGCCGGAAGATCGCCGACATGTGGCTACGGGGCTTCTACGCCTTCACCCACGAATGCAGCAACGCCTAGCTGAACGCTATATAGAAGAGTGGCGCGCCGCTGCTGACGATGAACCCACGTACCACAAACGCGATAACGCTGGCCGCCGCGCCGCTAACCTAATCATTACACGCCTAAAGAGAGGTGCCGAGCATGTCTGAAGTGACCATTGAACAACTGCAAACTGAAAACGAAGCCCTGAAGGCCAAGAACGCCGAATTGCTGGACGAACTGAAGACCGCCAAGAAGTCACGCGCCACCCAGGAGCTTCAGGAGCGCGCCCAGGCGTTGGAAGTGGAAAAGGAAGCACTACAAGCCGAACTGAAGAAACACACGTTCGACGCGCCGGTAAATACTGTGTTTAAAGAAATTAGCGGCGCTGGCTCAATCTTCAGAGAGTCGTTTGAAAAGCACTTCAGCATTATTCAGGATGACTACGAGGGCCGTTTCTGGATTCACGATAAAGATGGCAATCCCGTTTATAAAACAGTGAAGCAAGGGAAGTACGGCAATAAAGAGGAGCCGCGAGAACTAACGTTTAATGATATTCGAGATGTAATAGATGAACACGGCTTAGAGGAACTAGATTTTTTCCTTCCCAAGCCTAAAGGAACTGGCGCGCTGGGGAATAACGGCAGCCATTATTCCCGCCCGGCTCCAGTAAGTGAAAAGCCTAAAGAACCATCGGATAACGTGCCAACCTTTGGTATGCGGTGATATAATGACCTGGTGGCCCTTGTGGGGCCACCACCCTTAAAACCCCTGTGGGGTACGCGTATCAGCCGCGCAATGCTGGGACTTACTCGCCTGTGGCGAACCCTCCTAGACCTGTGGTCTGTGAGAATCACTCAATCCTTATTCAAAAGGTGATTCCATGGCCGTTACACGCCTAACCGATATTATTGAACCCGCCACTTTCACTGGCTACACGCTGCAAGAAACCATGCAAAAAACCGCCCTGGTGCGTGCTGGTGTTGCCGTCCGAAACAATGTGATTGCCGAGCAGCTTAAAGCCGGTTCCCATAGCTTCACCGTGCCTTTCTGGCGTGACTTGGAAGACGACGAAGCCAACATTGTTAACGATGACCCTGATACACACTCCACGCCTAAGAAGATTGGCAGCGGTAAGCAGATGGTGCGTAAAAGCTATCTGCATCAAAGCTGGTCTGCCATGAATCTGGCCTCTGAAATCGCCGGGGATGACGCCCTAACGAAGATTCAGAGCCGTGTGGTGGCCTACTGGGATCGACAGCTTCAAAAGCGCCTAGTGGCGTCTCTGCGCGGCATCATGGCCGATAATATCGCTAACTTTGCCGGTGATATGGTGCTGGATATTAGCGCCGAGACCGGTGCTGCTGGTGTGTTTGGTGCTGAAGCGGTGATTGATGCCACTGGCACCCTTGGCGACTCGATGAGCAACCTTGTCTCTATCGCCATGCACAGCGACATTTACCGCCGCGCCCTCAAGAATGACCTAATCGAGTTTATCCCCGATTCCCAAGGCGGAACGATTGCCACCTTCCGAGGCTTGGCGACCGTGGTGGATGATGGCTTGCCCGTTGATGATGTCAATGGCGCTTACACCTGTGCGCTGTTTGGTGCCGGCGCCGTGGGATATGGAACGGCTGAACCTAACGTGGCTGATGGAACAGAAGTGGAGAACCTACCTTCCGCCGGTCGTGGTGGTGGTCAACAAATCCTGCATTCCCGCGCCAATGTCGGTATGCACCCTGCTGGCTTTACATGGGTAGAAACCACGGTGGCTGATGAATCACCGAGCCTAGCTGAATTGGCGCTGCCTGCTAACTGGAGCCGCGTAGTAGAGCGCAAGGCCGTACCCCTTGCCTTCTTAATTGCCCGCGCTGAGTAACCAGACTGGCCCCTTCGGGGGCCTTTTCGCTAGGAGGTTTCCCCAATGACTAAGCAACGTGTCGCTTGCAACGGTTCCCAGAAAAAGCCGCCCAAGAATGCCGAGAAGAAGATTATCGACTTGGCATCACGCGGCGTATCTAAAAAAGGCATTGCTAGAGGGCTAGGCTGTTCGCCTGACCTGTTCAACGCCTGGCTGGATAACTACCCCGAATTACAGACCGCGCTTGATGAAGGCCGTGAAATGGAGCATGGCGAGCTGTTTGGCTCCCTGTATGACTCTGCTAAGACCGGCAACGTGACAGCGGCCATATTCTTACTCAAGACCCGCCATGGTTATCGTGAAGGGGATCAAGGCGACCTGGCTAACCGCGTATCGGTAACGTTCAACCTTCCCGGCCCACAATCCATGGAAGACTTCAGCCGTACCATTAACGGTGGTGAGGTGAACAATGGCCGAGATTAATTTAAACGGCTTTCAGGAGAAGGCCCTGGCACTGCCTGAAGAGTTCGACCTATTTCTAGGCGGTGGCCGGGGTGGTGGCAAATCCTACGCCTTAGCCCTGCTGGCCATGCGTCACGTTGAAATGTATGGCGACAAAGCCCGCATTCTCTACTTGCGGAAGACCTACAAGGGCCTGGCTGACTATGAACTAATCACCCGGGAACTGTTCGCTATGGTCTATGGCACCGCTGCCCGGTATAACGCCGGTGAACACGTGTGGCGCTTTCCTAATGGCGGGTATATGGAGCTTGGCCAGCTTGAAACCCATGGGGATTATGCCAAGTATCAAGGCCGGTCGTTCACCCTACTGATAGTGGATGAAGCGGGCCAATACCCAAGTTCAGAATTGCTCGACATTATGCGGTCTAACTTACGTGGCCCTAAAGAAATGCCCGTTCGTGTCGTGATCGCCGCTAACCCAGGCGGGCCGGGGCATCACTGGCTAGCCAAGCGTTATGTGTTTCAGTCTGACCCCTGGACACCGTTCCATGAATCGAAGAGCAAACGGCAGTGGATCTACGCCCCCTCTACGTTCGATGGCAACCAGTTTATTGATACCGACCAATACCGCGACCAGCTAGAGAGCGCGTGCCCTGATGACCCTGAACTATTGAGGGCCTGGCTTGAAGGTGATTGGGCGGTGAACCGTGGGGCCTATTTTGCCTCAGTGATTGAAGAGAGCCGCAACGCTGTACCGACTTGGCAGGCCATACCCGATGATTGGAGTGTCTATCTAGCTCATGACTTTGGCTCAAGCGCCCCCAGTGTGACGTATATCTGCGCTATATCACCGGGAGGCTATGGGCCAGATGATCGCTTTTATCCGCGTGGCTCTATTGTGCTGGTGGATGAACTACACACCGCTAGGCGTGAGAACCCCAACAACGGGCTTGGCTGGACGGTGCCGGTATTGGGTGAAGAGATCGTGAAGTGGTGCCAGCATTGGGACGTGAAGCCCGAAGGAGTGGCCGATGATGCGATATTTGCCAAGACAGGTTCAGGGGCCGGAAGCATTGCCGATGAATTCCAGAAAGCTGGCGTTGCCTTTCACCCTGCTAAGAAGGCCGACCGCATTACGGGCTGGAACATCATGCGTCGCTTGCTGGCTGATGCTGGTAAGCCTGACCGCCCCGGCCTGTATATCGCCCGGCACTGTGAATATTTCTGGGATACCGTGCCCTACCTAGCCCGTGACCAGAAGCGCGTAGAAGACTTAGAGACAACCGGCCCTGACCATGCGGCGGATGCAGTGCGTTATGGATGCCTAAGACGCGAACCGCAACGGGCAAGGATGGTGCGAATACCTGGCTTTCGATAGTAGCAAACGGGGATTAGTCGGATAGTGCCCCAGTCATGGAAAAACCCCGACAGCCTGCGCGCATAACTCCTATGCGGTGGCAGGCATTTTTGATTGTGTAAGCAAGGAAATTGGAAGAGGAGGAAGATAGCGTTTAGTTCGTTTCGCCCACCTTAAAAAAGGAGGAAAAATTAGCTATCCAATTCCCAGTTACTCCACCAAATCACCGTTGAAAGCGCTCTAGCAGCCAGCACCGTGTATGCCCTGGTGTATGCCTAACTAAAAAAGGTGGCATAAAGCCATTAAATAACAGCAGCTTATCTATTGAGTTCAAACGACGCCGCCCTACAAATCAAGCACCTACGGGTGCTTTTTTTGTGCCTGAAAACAGCCTTGTGCCGAGCTATTGATCACTATCAACGCGAGCAGCTTAGATCACCCTCTTCACAGTGAGCATGCTCACGCAG